GTCAAGGGTTTGGTCCCCAATCTCCACCTCCACGGTTTCAATCGTGACGCCGCCGCCGGAGCCGTCCACCGGCGCGGAGCCACCTGCCTCCCCGGTCTTTGAGGTCTCGGCGGGATTGAGCACGCGCTCGCCGGCGTGGCCGACAAAGAGGCCCGTCTCCTCAATCATGCCGCCGCTTGCGAGTTGCGGGAGGTCCATGGAGCCGCCGCCAATCGTGGTTGACGGTATATCCTGCCCGGCCACGGAGCCGCCGCCGATTGTAATACTCGGTATGTCTAACGAGTCCGGCACCACGGTGTTGAAAGCGCCGCGGAACCCGTTTGCGAGGGCGTCCCCGAGTCCGTCAAAGAGGCCGGTGGCAAAGTCCCATAGGCGTTGTAAGTTGCGCTCCCACGCACCCACAAACACGTCAAGGACTTGCTTTGCACGGGCAAACCCCTCCTCAATGCCGGCCACGAGGCCGCCCTTCATGTAGCCCTCAATAAACCCGTTGATGAATCCGCCGATGACCGCAAGCCCGCCGGCGAATATGGAGATAATCATGAGGATACCGTCCGATACCCAACCGGGGAGGGCGGTGCCCACCATGGCCCCGAGGCGACCAATCCAATCCATGACGCCCGTAATGTGGAGTATCCACACAACGAACATACCGATAGCCGCGCCGATAGCGGCGGCAAGGGCGAGCGCACCGGCGCTCCCGGCGGCAAGCCACGAGATAAACCCTTGCACGGCTCCCACGGCGGTCCAAAACCACCCGGTTAGTGTTGCCACTATTCCACTCAAGCCGCCGATGGACGCCCATGCCGCCGTTATCCACCCGACAACAGTAGAGAGCGCCCCGGCAAGTGCCCCGGAGACGGTGGACGCCGAGGAGAAATACGTGATAATCGTGGCGAATTGAGCGCCGAGGAAAAAGAGCGCACTCGTCACGAGACCCAACACGCCGGTCAAGGAGGTCATGCGGGTGCTCATGCGCTTGCTCTTTTTCGCACCGCCCTTGAGACGGTCCCCGGTATCCCCTAACGAGGTGTTGAGGCCGTTGGCTTTCTCGTCCGCCTCTTGCATACTATCGGCCACGTCATCGGCCTTGCTTTGCGCTCGCCCCGCGTTTTCTACTTTCGCCGTCCACGTTAGTGAGCCAATCGTGACCATGTTAGTGCGTACCTCCGTGCGAGTTAGCGCGTTGCCGCGCTTTCCGTTGCTCTTTCTCGGCCTCGTCCTCTTTCATGCGCTCGTGCTCGTCATGGAGCACCCACCGTTTGAGCACCTCCCGCTCCGTCATGCCCGCCTCCTCAATGACGTGCTCCGTGAGGCTCTCGCCGGCCTCAAGCTCGCCCACCGCGTGGAGGGCAACGCCCAACGCCACGGAGGCCACGAGCGGGGCCACGAGGCCGCTCTCAACGGAGAGGAGCAAGCCGAGGCCCACGCAACACGCCATGGCGAGGCGGGCCGTGCGTGGCGTCACGCGCCCGAGAGCGGCCACAAGGCCGTCCGGGTCCTCGGTGATACGGTGGACCTCGCGGGAGCCGCGTATCTCCCGGAGGTCATAGCCGGCGTCCTTGACGAGGAGGGTCTCAATAGCCATGGGGCGGTGTTGGAGTATGCTCACGTCCTGAATTTTGTCCCGGCGGAGTGCCGCCCTTAGTTTCCCTCCTCCGCCTCCTCAAGTTGGCCCACCGGGTCCGGGAGGTGCGGCTCCAACTTTTCGCCAATCTCGGCGCGGACGCCCGTGAGCCACGTGGTGAGGCTCATGTCATCCTCGCCAAACCAACTCTCAATCTTTGCCTCCGCCACCTCTCGGTAATAGGTGTCAATTTGGAGTTGGCCGGAGCCGGCCACCTGATTCACGTTGTCCTTGAAAATGCGGTTTTTCTCTTGCCACGGTATCTCCCGCATTTCAAACCAATAGAGCACGTCCTCGCCGTTTTCGGTGGCCTCCACCGTGACCACCTCGGTGTCCTCCTCGTTGACCACGGACTCGCGGGCCGTCCCCACGCGGTGCTCGCCGGTTTGGTACTTCTCCGGGAGCCGGTTGGCGATAGCCGGCGGGAGACCGCTCTCGGTGTCCTCGGTGACTTGTGCGCCCGTGGTGTCGTGTAGCTCGTTGTTGTCGCTCATGATTGTATATAGTGGTATGTGGTTTATGCGAGGTAGCCCGTCCCGCCGCTATTCGAGTCCTCCACCCGTATCTCAAGGTCCTCGCCCGTCATGGAGGTCTCCACCTCAACGGTGGACGAGTCGCCGGGTATCTCGTGCGGGGCCTCGGTAAAGTTGCACGAGTTGACCGTGATACGGAGGTTGTCCCCGTTGGGACGCTCAAACTCAATTTGTGATTTGAAACCGCCGGACGTGGGGTTGACCAACTCTTGATATAGGCTATCGTCCTCTATGGCGATAGTGGCCGCAAGCTCCACGTCAAGGTTGCCATACGTTATTTCAAACGGGTCTCGGCCCGCGTTCGGCTCAATATAGCGGCCCTCCTCAAGATTGTTGGAGGCCGTGAGGGAGAAAGAAACGAACCGGGCAAACGTGCTCCCAAAGAGGGAGAGTTGACTCGCGGCGTCCGCAAAGAGCCACGGGTTGCGGTCCGCCACGGAGATAGAGCCGGTGGGCGAGGTGCCCGGCGTGACGCCCATGGCCCAATAGGAGAGCGAGGCCGTTAGCTCGTCATCATTGTTGGTAGCAAGCTCCAACTCGTTAGGCACGCACCCGTTGAAGGTCCGCACAAAGTCGGTGCCGCCACCACGTCCGTAATAGACCGCCTCAATCGTTTGCGAGGGCGGCTTACCGTCTTGCTTCGGCGTGAGCACGTGGGTGTCCGTGCCGGCCTCGGCGTTGCCGTCAAGGTCCGTGTCCACGTTGGTGGTCTCCGCACCGAGTGCATAGGCGATTGGTGCGCCGTCATAGATGACAACGGGCACCTCGCCGCCTTGATACGTGCGTTGCCCCTCGTGCTTTTGGAAAACGGTTCGGTCTCCACCGACAACTCGCATGGGCCGCCACTCCACCTCCGGGTCCGGTGGGGTTACGTCCTCGTCAACCTTGCCGAAAACACGGGTGGGAGCCACCGCGGTCCCTTGCGTGTCCTCGGTGCCCACCGCGAGTTGGGTGTCCTCACTTTTGTACGGGTCCGCGGACATACGCACCACTCCATGGCCCGTTAGGATAACGCTAACTCAAGGCCGGTGAGATTGACAAACCCCTTTATGTAACCAACACCCACCCTTTAAGCCAACGCTAACGTGAGCGGCCTCGGGTGCCCCTCGTGGCCGGACGCCTCAAGGGCCGAGGGTATCACATTCACCGATAAGAAAAGTAATCCGCGAGTGTGACACCAACGCCGCCTCAAGGCCGGGCGCGGGGCGCGAAAAGCCGATTAGTCCGGGGCTATATCGTGCGTCCCTTCGCCTCAAACACCCACGCGCCCTCCGTGAGCCAATAGTTGAGGTGCTCGTCCGGCACGCTTTGCGGCTCCAACGTGCACGTATCCCAACTCCCCGGCGTCCCCGGCGTGGCTTGACGCTTGCGTGCGCCCTTGAATAGCACGAGGACCTCCTCCCACAACTCGGTCCGGCGGGCGCGGCTCTTTGGCGTGGTCACGCGGACTTGCGCGTTGTTGGAGAGGTCAAACACGTCCCGCGGGCCGTCCGCCGGCGTGGTGTTGCGGCTCTCCGGCGTCTCCTTGACCATGACGTAATCATAGCTCGCCGGGTCCCACCCACGGGATTGGTTGCCGTCCTCGTCCTCGGTGACGAGACGGAACTTTTCGGGAGCCGCCGGGTTGGACGAGTCCGCGAGGGTGCCCCAATTGCTCTCAAGATAGTTGAGGAGGAGCGGTGCAACGTCCCACGTGACATTGAACAATGACATGATTATGGCCTCACCTCTTGTGGCACGGTGCCGCGGCCACGCTCCGGGGTCCACTCGGGGCACCCGGTTGCCATACTTCCGGGTAGGTCCACCTCGCACTCATGGTAATAAATTCCATACCACAAGGCGTCCGCCACCACGTTTTGCTCTATGGTGTCAAGGAGCGCCCTTTTGTCCTCGCTTTCGTTGAAACGGCGGACGGACTTGACGTGGGCGGGGCGATTGAGCAACGGGTCTTTAGAGAGGTGTCTTTCTGCTACGGCTTGCTCCGCGGCCACCTCCTCAAATGTCCCGAGGACGTGTTGTTTTACCCGGTCGGGCACCACGGTCGGGAGACTCGGTGCCTCCGGCGTGGGCACGTGCTCCGGGTTGCTTACTTGTGCCTCACTATTTAGCACGAGGATAGCGTGGACGGTCATGGCTCCGGTAACTCCCCTATATCCTCGGTTATCTCCACTTGCCCGGATTGGAGGAGGTTGCCCGTGTCGCTCGCCTCGTCGGCTATAATCTCTTGCGAGCGGGCAAACATGAGGTCCACCACGTCCTCCACAATTTTGGTGGAGGCCCGCGGGTCATCGGTGCCCTCATACGCTCCGGCTATGCCTTCGGCCTTGTTCCGCCCCTCCTCAAGGCCCCGGCGTCCGTAAAAGACGCCCTCTATGCCGTTTTCCTGTATGGCGTTGACCACTACCCACGTCACGCCGTCCTTGTGCCGGGCGCTCCCCTCTTGCACGCCCGCCGAGAGGCCGGCGTCCTTGAGTCCCGCCGAGAGGTCCGGCCACTTGCGGTCCACCCACTTGCGGAGCTTTGGAAACGGCGGCGGCGAGGCTCCCCAATAGCTATCAAACTCTATGTGGTGAGCATACTCGGCCATGTAGGTCACGAGGCCGCCCGCCTCAAGGCCCTCTATGACCGCCATTTGTTGGCTCTCCCGAAACTCAAACTCCACGTCTCCCGCCATGGTTAGAGGATAGGTTTGCTCTTTTCGCCGTCAATGATTGACATGGCGGAGCTAAACAACTCGCTCGCTCCGGTGGTCATATCGGGCACGTTGTCGGACGCCGCGCCGGGGATAGTCCCGCCCATGGAGTCCGTGTTAATGAGGTCCGCCGCCACCCACTTGTTGGCGCACCGATTGATACGCTCCGGCACGCCGTCTCCCGAGTTGTAGCTCTTGCCGTACCGATAGGTGAGCCGGACTTGTGGGTTGCTAATCATGCCGCCGCCGCGCACCGGCCCCACCGCAAAGTTGCCCACGTCCACGTATAGCTTGCCTTTGTCGGCGTCAAGCCAAAACTCGCCGTCCGCCCGCCCCTCGTCATCGGTAATGTCCACGGCCTCCCGCGGGAGGAGGACCTCTAACAAGTCGCCCGCCGCCGAGTCAAGGCCCCGTATGTATCGGTTGGGAATAGTCACGAGCGCCCACGGGTCAATTGGCTCCATGAACCCCGAGGGAGACGTGGGCGGGCGGCCCCGCTTGTAGTAATTTTTTTGCTCATGCGAGATTGTGGGCGTGGTTACATACTCGGTGACGGTGCGCTCCCGCCACGCTCGCCCGGTCCGCTTGTCAATCTCGTCCGATACGTCCGTGAGGAGGCCCTCCACCTCGGTGTCCGTTACGTCCGTGGTCCCGCTAAAATCCTTGTTGCGGAGCCACGTCTCCACGCCCGAGACGCTCCCGTAAAAGTCGCTTTCGTTGGTGACGGTGCCGGCGGGCATACCGTGAGGTGCACGGCCCTCTCAAATAAGTGTTAGTCCCCGCTTAATCCTCGGTCTCGTCCTCGGTGCGCTCCGTGAGGCCGTCCGTCTCGGGCCGCTCGGGCATACCATAGCGGTCCGGCACCCACCCGTAGGGGTTGGTGTCCTCGTCAATCTCCCCGGTGAGGTCCGGGTAGCCCACGAGCGTGACGCCTTGCGCGTCCATGGCCCGGAGCACGCGGTCAAACTGATAGCACGCCGGGCACTTGAGGTGTAACGTGACCTCGCCGGGCGAGTCCCCACTCGGCACCTCGTTGAGGTTTACCCGGTGGACGAGCATGGTCTCATACCCGCACGCGCCGCACTCAAGGTCCGGGAATCCCTCAAAGCGGCCCCGTGGGATACCGTGGGGCCAACTATGGTTGCACTCGGTGCATTTGAGGTTTATATCGTTGTGGAGATACCCGTTTGATTGGAGGCGCTCTTGCACCTCAAGGGCCTCCTCGGGTTGCATATTCGGCTCCCCGCCGCACTCGGGGCATTGGACTCGCGTGCCGCTCACGTCTCTCGGTGCGGGCGGCTCCTCGGTGTCGCTCTCGCTCATACGCTCAAGAAATAGTAGGGATTGGCTAAAGAGCCTCGGGTCACGCCGGCGTTAGGCCGGCGTATCGGGTGGCCGCACCGTTAGTTGCGGCGGTCTCCGGTGGCGTCAACCACCACGTCCACGTCCGTGGACGCCGGGCCGCCCGAGACTTCCACCGTGGCTTGCGAGTTGCCAATGGAGGAGACAAACGCACGGGCGTCCGCCTTTGCGGTGGCTTGCGCCTCGGCGTTACCGTCCCACTCCTCGTCCCACGTGACCGTGGTGGAGCCGGCCCCGCTCGTGTCCGTGGTGATTGTGGCCACGTGGCGCTCCCACCCCATGTCCGCACGGGTGGGGTCTCCTCGCCCGCTATCAATTAAGGTGTCTCCCATGTTGAGTCACCCGTTAGGCGAGGTTGTGCGTGACCTCAATGCGACTCGGTGCCTCGCTCACGAGGGTGCCGTAGGCGTCGGTGGCAAACTCCTCTTGCGGCGAGTCACGAGCGAGCGGGTGCATGGTCACGTCCTGAAGCATGGCCATGTAGTTGGCCGAGGCGTCAAAGGACGTGAATAGCCGCTCGCCGTCCGTGTAGGGCGAGCCGTGGCTCTCCATGATAGCGGTGCCGTCCACCTCAAGCGTTTGGAAACCAAACGAGAGGTCATCGGCGGGGCTATCATACCGGGTAAAGTCCTGTATGTCGTTTTGGAGGTCCTTGAAGGTCTTGTGGTCCGTGACGTGGAGGATATTCTCCCGCGAGGTGCCCCGGCGGCGGAGCGCCTCAATGTGGTCCCGCACGTCACTAATCGTGACCGTGGCACCGGCGGCGTCCGTGGTGTTACCCTCGCTCGCCGCGTGGTCCGCGAGGCCGTCAAACCCGTTAGAGTCGTTGGCGCTCACGCCGGTGTCCACGTTGCCCTTGCCCACGATGACTTGCCCCTCCTCATACTGGCGGATAGCCCGGACTTGACTCTCCTCCGTGAGCGCCCGCGTGGAGCGGAGCGTGTTGGCGGAGAGTTGCACGAAGTCCGTGACGTTGTTGCGCCGTCCGTAGCTCACAACGTCATACGTGAGGTTGTCGTAGGTGTCATCATTTTCCGGCCAATTCTCGCCGCCGCCGGACGGTTCGCTAAAGCTACTCGCGTCCCCGGTGTCTTGTAGCTCGTCCACCTTGATTTGGTTTTCCTGCACGGCGGTCCGTGCCATCATGTCGGCCAACGGGGTGTCCTGTTGGTCCGTGATGAACACGTCCGGCGTGAAGAAAATCGGGAGGCTAAAGCTCGTGGTGCCCACGTTCTTAGCCACCTCCTCGGCGGCGTCCTTGACGGAGTGCCCGT